CAATCAAAACTTTAAACGAACAAGTAAAAATCCTACTTCAAGCTGCATCAATTTCTACACTTGGTATGTACACAGCTGCAGATGATGGAATTATCAATATTGAGAATATAAAACTCGGTGGTGGTGCAATTATCCCAGTAAGCTCTAACCCCGGTAGTATCCAAGGCCCAACACTAGCGCCGCTTACGCCACCCGGTAATCCAAACCTAGCACAGTTAATTATAGAGAATCAACAGGCTGGCATTAACAAAATGCTGTTCGGAGATCCTCTAGGTGACGTAAATTCCCCTGTTAAGACTGCGACAGAAATATCACTTCGCCAGCAAGACCTTGCAAAACGTATAGGTGCAGCCTTTGGTAAATTACAGTATGAGTTAATTTCACCTCTCATCACACGTTTGTTAGATATTCTTGATGAGCTGGGATTAATAGAACTTGGTGAGTTTAGAGTTGACGGGAATGTCATTGCGATTGAGCACGTTAGCCCTCTCGCGCAAGCTCAAGAAGAGGAAGATGTTGTAAGACACATCCGCTATATAGAGACTATGGTTGGCTTGTTTGGCCCACAAGTTGGTATGGGATTAATAAACCCAGATAAGTTCGCTCAGTTTATGGCGGAGAAGATGAATATAGATTCTAGTATCCCTATAACACCCGAGGAAGCCGAAGTAATCAAGCAAGCAATCTCAGCTCAATCAGCCCAAGGTACCCTTGACCCATCTGCTATAGCAGGGTAAAATTGTGGTAGGATATTTGGTAGATAAGATGGATAAGAAGCACCACCACCGAGTTTTATATTCTCAATATTGATAATTCCATCATCTGCAGCTGTGTACATACCAAGTGTAGAAATTGATGCAGCTTGAAGTAGGATTTTTACTTGTTCGTTTAAAGTTTTGATTGCTGGTAGAGCCGTGAGAACAGGACCGCGCCCGTATATCTCCCCGGGCAGATTTGCCCATCTGAAGATAATCCATGGGGAAGTTGTGAACTCACGCTCTACTATCGTATCTTTTGTGCCGTGGGTTATAACAGAATACTTAAACCCCTTCACTTTGATATTCTTTTCTGTCGCAGGATCAAACCGTGTGATTTCCGCAGGTACAGTAGCTTCGATTAATTTTACGCGTTTGTCGGGGTCTTCCTTGATCATATCTGCCAAGTCTTTTGGTAGTTTGGCATCATCCCATTGGTCTTCTATAACACGCCCTGCCATCTGAAACATCCGAAATGCTGTGTCAATTCTACCATGTGCGCCTTCTTCTAGATACAACTGAGAGAGTGGCACAGAAGTGAACCTGAAAGGACTTTCAGCTGTACCCGGGAACGCTAGTAATGCTCCTGTTCCGACAGCTAAATCTAAATATGATTCTGCGATCTGTGTGTCAAAGTTACTATTGTGTAAAGCTGAGAACATCACCTCAGTAATATTTTTCAAACCGTCCTTAAGTTCAGTATCACCCTTAAGCTGTGGGCCGGGTGTTAAGGTAACAAACCTCTTCATCGGTGGAGTCATCCCAGCTTGTAAGTTTGATGCAAAGTTAAAAACAGCATTGCCAGCTGTAGGATCAAAGATCTTCTGTGCACCATCCTTTTTCTGCCCCGGGAACTCTGTATCGAAAGTTTCCCTTTGTGGAGTAGTGTACTCCTGAGCTTCCTCGTAGGTGTCATCCCAGTTAGTTTTCCTAGCCTTAGCTTTTAAAAACCGCTTGCTAAGTTTCTCTCCGTTTTTATCGGACATATTAACCTAATGTGTTTGCTGTGCCTAACTCAGAACCAGATTTGATCAAGCTGCTTCTACCACTAGATCTGCGTTGTGCAGCTCTTTGGGATGAGACGCGAAGATCGCGCTGGCGTTCCTCTTCTCTCTTTGCTTTCTTTTCTTGATCTTTTAGTCTAGCTTCTTGAGCTGAATTGTCTGGAAGTTTTGGTCCGCCGAAACCCATAATAGTACCTCTATGTTTGTGTAACAATAATACATACATTATATGTGAAATTAGTCTTCTTGTGAAGTAATTAATTCAGCCCCATTCCGCATCAGGCTTTTGTATAGCTGGGTTGGAGTTAACGCAGCAGACGAATAACCAGTAAAACTTTTGATTGCAGTTACGCAACTTGGGACAACATTCAGAATACTCCTCCAGCCACGAACAGTCGGTGTAAATCTATGGCGTACTACTGTCATTCCTTGTTCAGTAAATAATACAGCAAGACCACCTGCAGGAAATGTAGTATGAGGATTGAGGTCATCATATTTGATATTCAGTTGTACGTAGTTTTTGATAGGCTCGATCATCTGTACAAATGGTCCAGCTTGGGAGAATGCAAAACAGTGCCTCATATTCTTGGGGGCCTTCGATACACACGCCCACTGGTACCAAGGTAGGTTCTCTCTTGTCGATTCTGTGAAAACAAAGAACCAATCAACCTCCAGTATGATATTCTGCCTTGGCAAAGACAGTAGGCTTATTTTTCCGAGTTCGTCCATACATCTTACTTGTTTCTCCCATACCGCATAACACATACTGCAAAGCATCATGTATATCAGCGTAAGGGCCGTTTTTCTTATCTGGCTTATCGTCGTAATGACCTCCGCCTGATGTGTTCAACTTCCTATATCTATACCCACCATTAAACCCACGGAGCAATACTTTACAAGCAGGACTGACAATCATAGCTGGTTGGCCAGATTGGTTGCGCTCTAACACAGCAATTACTGATTCCACCCTCTCAGGAATGCGTAGACCCGGAGAAGGTTTAACAAAGATCCCATTAGCCCGGAGGATGTCGAAATATGTACGTTCATCTGTGTTCTGCCCCCACGCACCAGCTGGATCACCAAATACTACAAAGTCATGGTTAGGAAACTTAATTGCCATCTCTTGTTTCAACAGCGCAGAGAAGCTCACCGCACCCATGCCTTCCTCACCAGTAACGCAGACTTCATGCAAGGCCTGTATCTGACCTGTCATAGTTCTGTAGAGGAATATTGCAGCAGGATGTCTGCCACTCGCGTCAATGCCTACATAAATAATCCCGCCAGCTGGGAAGGTAATTACTTCTGGGGCTGTATGAATATCTGAATTCCAACTAGTTTTATACACTGGTAAACCTGCCTTGATGAAACCGTAATTGCCGTGGACGTAAACATTGATCCACTCTTGAGTCTTCCCACCCAATTGCTGGTTATAGTAATCATAACCACCGGGCAGATTCTTGATGTTCTCTGCCTCTTTGCTTAAGCCGCTTGGTTGTTTAAAGAAATGCCATTGCTGTTTAAGTGGGATCTCATCTACATCTTGTGGGTTTCCGAATTTATCTACTGCCCAAGCTTGTTCTTCTGCAGCTTTGTAGTACCAATGATCATCAGTCGGGGGGTTGGTATCCATAATAATACCATGCCATGTCGGCCATTTATCTACAGAAATATGATCTGGTCTATCTTTCTGGCTTGGGTACCTACCGACCCTTCCGGTAGCCGCAGCAAGTAAATCGTATTCAATCTCACGAACCTCATTAAACCAAATGCCAGTTACCTCGAAAGACAGAAGTTTCTTTTGATCTTCGGGTTTGTCCAAAGCTAAGAAGATAACTTCGACTTCTAGGTCATCAATTTCTATCTTATGAGTAAAAGGTGGCTTGCGAGACATACGACCAAATAAGTGCTCTGGGAACCAATCTAGCCAAGTTTTGATTGTGGTCGTTTCTAACTGAGGTTGTGTGTTTCTTGCAACTATCCATCGGCTCCGGCGTTTACCATCAACGCACGGTTCTTGCGCCTTTGCTTTCATAAAGATTTCCCAACAACAAGCTACAGATTTACCAGAACCAAACGGTCCCATCATACCTCTGATAAACGCTTTGCTCTCGTGAAAGGCTACTGCAGTCGGACTGCCTTTATAGTTTATTATACTATCCATCTGTCAAATGGTAGTTAAGCTGTGTAATCAGCGCATTCTAATTTAGTGGCATCTGATAGCGCTTTAATACCATCGAGATGTGCTTGGTACTCTGCATCACTCGGTTCGTGGTCGAACTCAGTCTCGTGGGTTTTGGTTATCACATCGATTTGATCTTCGTTCACATCATATAATGTGAATCTGCAAACCGTAGTAATCTTTGAGTTTGCGCCATTTAGGACTTTAGTTGTGCTTGTGCTGTCTAAATAACAGAACTCACACACTCCTTTAACATAATCTTTACCCATTTTAACCTCCTACAGTTTAATAATATTGAGTGTTGCGTCTTCTAGGGTTGTTACACTTGTCCCTGAATCCCTAGAAATTCTGAACTTCACCTCGTCAGTTGCTACTGCTGAGATGATATATGAGATTGTAGCAGAAGTCCCGCCTTCTGTCACCTCGCGATTGTACATGTTTCTGTTGGTACCAGAGACTAATGCGAACCCTCCACCGGTGTCAGAATGCATCTTAACACTAGACGCAGTACGACTAGTGCCGGAAGTAACCTGAGTAGAGAAGTCTACAGTAATTTGGTAGATGCCGGTGTTATTAAACGTCGCAAGGCCGGTTGTAGAGTTGAATGAAACGTTGCTGGTTGTTATATGCGGTGTTCCCCAAGTAGTAATATCAGCCTCTGTAGTGTAAGCTTGGTTAGTGGTTTTAACTACAGACATAGCTTGGGGTGCGTTTGCTCCTAGCGAACCACCACCGAATGAGTGGATACTTAAACCACAACTCTGTGCAGTAACCATAGTTGCAGTGCCGAGAGAACGATTAGCTTGTAATTTAAACTTATCACCGGATGTAACATCAATAATAACTTTAAAGGCGCCTGTGTTGCGCTCATCGGAATTATTGGAATCAGAACTCATTAATACGCGTGTGCCGCCAACTTCTGCATATCCACCTCCGGTGTCAACCATCAATCTTCCCTCAGCAGATGAGTTAGTGCCTGCGTCATTCTCGGTTGAAATATATCCGGTAATAACGACTGTTCCAGCAAAGCTGGCTGTTACCTCGGCGCTGGAAGCGGTATGAGTGAAGTTCGTAGTTTTTTTATGCTCTGTAAGAAGAGTAATATCGGTAAAACCTGCGTCAATGCTAATACCGCCAGTGTCATTATACGCAGAGAATGCTTCTGATTCTGTTGCTACTCCGTCTGCTCCTTTCTGGCCAGACAGTCTGAATACACCAAATGTTGATTCAGCATCAATAACATTACCAGTACCTGACGCTTGGCTTTGGAAGGATATAAAATCCCCGTCATCTAAATCAGCAACAAAATATATACTCGCAGAATTACGTTCATCATCTTCACTGAATACA